TTGTTGAGATGGCTGCTAATGATTACGTTGAGATTGTGTGGAGAACTGAAAATACTGGTGTAAGTATTGAGCATTTTGGGACAAGCACAAGTCCAACAAGACCAGCAGTTCCTTCAGCAATTGTTACAATAAGTTTTGTATCTAACATATCTGTATAAAGATTTATATCATGGCCTACATTCCTCTCCAGATTCCACCAGGCGTATATAAGAATGGTACAGATTACCAATCTAAAGGACGTTGGAACTTTTCAAACCTTGTTCGTTGGTTTGAGGGAACAATTCGTCCTATTGGTGGATGGCGTAAGCGTACAGAAACACAATTAACTGGTTCAGCCCGTGGCTTAATTAATTGGCGTGATAACAATAACAATAGACGTATCGCAATTGGTACACATTCAAAATTGTATGCTTTAAGTGAATCTAATACTTTGACAGACATTACACCATCCAGTTTGGTTGTTGGTGATGCAAATGCTGTGTCAAAGATTGGCTATGGTTACAGTACATACGGGAGCTATGCTTATGGTGTACCTAGACCTGATATTGGTGCTATTTCTCCTGCTACAACATGGAGTTTAGACACATGGGGTGAATATTTGGTTGGTTGCTCAACAAAAGATGGAAGACTTGTTGAGTGGCAATTAAACGTAGCAAATGATGCCGTTGCCATTACAAATGCTCCTACCAGTTGCACAGGACTGATAACTACTCAAGAACGATTCTTATTTGCCTTGGGTGCTTCTGGTAATCCTCGTAAAATTGCTTGGTCTGACCAAGAAAACAATACTGTTTGGACTGCTCAAGCTACCAATCAAGCGGGTGACTTTGAGCTAACCACTATTGGTTCTTTGCAATGCGCTAAACGCATTCGTGGAGCTACCATACTGTTTACTGATGTTGATGTCCATACGGCTACTTATATTGGACCACCATACGTTTACAGTTTTGAGCGTATTGCATCATCTTGTGGTGTTATTTCCAAACAAGCAGTAGCAGCTACTGACAGTTCATGTATTTGGATGTCTCAATCAGGCTTCTGGATATTTGATGGTTTTGTAAAGCCACTTCAGTCTGACGTTGGCGACTATGTATTTACTAATTTAAATACTACCCAAGCATCTAAGATTTATGCAGTTCATATATCTGCTTATGGTGAGATTTGGTGGTTCTATCCTAGTGCTGGTAGCAATGAAGTTGATTCCTATGTAAGCTATAACTACAGGGAAAATCATTGGGCGGTTGGCACTTTGGCTCGTACTTGCGGTACAGATCGGGGTATCTTCAGCAATCCTATTATGGTTTCTGCTGATGGCTATATTTATGAGCATGAAGTAGGTAATGCTTATGATTCTCAGACCATATTTGCTGAGTCTGGACCAGTTGAATTGGGTGCGGGTGATCGTGTTTTAAGCCTTAATGGACTTGTTCCTGATGAAAAGACATTGGGCGATGTGAAGGCTAGATTTAGTACTAAGTTTTACCCAACTGGTACAAAATTCGACTATGGCCCATATACTATGGCTAATCCAACGTCTTTTCGGATTACTGGTAGACAGATAGCTGTAAAGATTGAAGGTAATACATTATCTGATTGGCGACTTGGAACTATCAGATTTGATGGTAAGTCGGGTGGTTTAAGATAATGGAACACGATACTGAAGATTGGCGTGGATTAAGAAACGCTAAACTGCTAGAATGGTTTGGTGGCAACCAGAGTGCCGTAGACTTTTTGGTCGCTTTGTCAGGAATAGCCGAGTTATGGGATGACTTGGTAGACAAAGATAAAGAGCCTACAAGAAAAGACATAGATATTGTCTTTTGGAACGCTTTGGTGACGCTACCTACAAATGAGTTCTTCAATGCTAATAAGGCATTTTTAATACCGTTAGTGATCCAGAGTATAAATGCTTGGCAAGACTCTGTAGAACTTGAAAATGGTAATACAAATGACAGGGCCTATGCGCTCACATTGCGTATTATTTCATTACAAATCGCACCAATGATAGTCTTATTGCTTAGAGGACAAGAAGCAATGAGAGATGTTAGTACGGATATGTGGCGATATTTTACGTCACATGATGATGCAATTAAATGGATACAAGGGGAATAATATGTCTCTAGGTGGTGGAAGCTCAAGTCAACAACAGTTGGATCCCCAACTACGGGATGCTTTTTTAACTAATCTACAAGGCGCACAAAGCGTTTCTGGTGGATTAAAAGCTCGTCAATTTGAAGGCTTTACAGCAGATCAACTTGATTCATTTAGAGCTGGACGTATCTTTGCAGATCCAAATAGTCCACAAATGAAGCAACTTGGTGAAGCTAATAGGATTGCTACTGATGTTAGTAACTACATACCAGAACAAGTATCATCCCGTGATGCAAGAACATACTTAGCTAATGCTTCTCAACTTGGTAGAGGAGATATTAGAAATGTTACTAATCAAGGTGTTACTGGTCAACAAGTTACAACAGAAGCTTTAGGTCAAATTGCACCACAAGCTAGAGCAAACATTCGAGATGTAAATGCTGGTTCATTTTTAAACCAGAATATCCAAGCGTATATGAATCCATATACACAAGCAGTTACTCAACAAAGTTTGTCTGATTTAGAGCGTTCACGTCAACTTGAACAACAAAGAACTGCTGCTCAAGCTACTGCGTCTAAAGCTTTTGGTGGATCTCGTCAGGGTGTTGCAGAGGCTGAAACCAATCGTGCCTATGGTGAGAATGCAGCTCGTTTGCTTGCTCAACAAAATGCCGCTGGTTATGAGGCTGCACAAAGAGCTTCTGAGGCTGATTTGGCTCGTTCTATGCAAGCACAACAACTTAATCAAGCTCAAGACTTGGCTACAACTCAGCAGTCTTTGCAGTTGGCAGGTCAGTTCGGTTTGGCTAATCAAGACGCAGCATTACGTGCCGCACTTGCTAATCAAGGTATTGATTTGTCTGTTGGTCAGCTCAATACACAAAATGCACAGCAAGTTGCATTGGCTAATCAAGCGGCTCAAAATCAGATGGGGCAGTTTAATGCTGCTAATTACTTACAAGCTGCATTAGCAAATCAAGGTGCGGGATTACAAGCTAATCAACAGCGTTTGGGTGCTTCAGGACAAGTTGCAAATATTGCAGGTCAAGGCCAACAAATGGGATTTGCAGGTGTCAATCAACTTGCTCAACAAGGTGCATTGCAACAAGGATTCTCACAACAACAGTTGGATGCCATCCGCAATCTCCCATTGGAACAACAACAGATTATCAATCAAGCATTGGGTATCAATGTTGGTGGTGGATCTGGTGCTCAGTCAACATCTACTTCACGCCAAGGTTTGCTTGGTTTGCTTGGAATTGGTTAAGGAGTAAATTATGCCTTTTGATATTGGATTATTATCTGAAGCCGCATTAACAGGCTTGTCTGATGCTGAAAAAACAGCTATGCAAAAGCAAGCTACTCAGCAGTTTCTAATTGGTAGTTTGTTAAGCGGAGATCCTGGTGTTGGCTTCAAGTCAGCATCTGATATTCCGTCTACTGCAATCACAATGCAAGATATGTTGCGTAAGAGCCAACAAGCTCAAGCAGATCAAGCGGCTTTAGAAGGCTTCCGAGCCAAGTACACGCCTACTAGATTCCAAGAAGCAAACCCTGAGTACATGGGTCCTGTTATGCCCGAACAATTGGCACAACAAGAGCAAATTAAAGGTGCTAGAGCGCAAGGCTTACCATTTAATATACAAAATGCTTTGCAAGATATTCTTGCATTGCCTAGTGCTTCACAAAGCTCAATGCTTGGAACAGTTACTGCTTTGCAACCAAAGATGCAACCAAGTGGCATATTGTTAAATCCTAATATGCAAGCAATTGGTGGAATTCCAACTTTTGATGCTAAATCTGGTTTAGTTTCAAGACCTGTCGTACAAGGTGGAAATGTAGATTTTAATGTTTCTGCTGCACCAGGATATGGAAAAGCTGTTGAGCAAAATATAACGTACACTCCGCTGCCTGGTGAAAAGCCTCTTTATGATAGAGCAGGTAATTTAGTTGGTGTGCAAAACCTGAATGGTTCAATTCAATCATTGCAAGAACGTGAAACTGCTAAAGCAATTGCTGGTACTTTTGGTCAAGTTGAGCAAGTGGTTAATCAAGTTACACAACAAAAACAACCAAAATCACGTGCAGAATTGCTAGGTTATACAAAACCTGCTGGTGCTACAGTTGGTGGCGCAGGTGCTACTACAGGCGCAGGTGGTGGATTTGTTTCTGAGCTTTCTCCTGCACAACAAGCAGTCAATCTTGCGACATCAAAAAATTATAGCAAATTTACAGAAATTGCTCTTGATGCGGCATTGACAGTTGGAGATCGTAAGACTTCTGCTGAATATTTGTATAACGCTGCTGAACAACTTGACCCAAATAAACTTACAGAGTTTTTTGCTACAGGCGCATCTTATATGCGGGCTATACCTGGTGTTGGCGATAAATTTGATTCATTTGTAGGCAATGTTAACTTGCTAAACAAAACACGATCTGAAGGTGTTTTGAAAGGCTTAGGAAACATTAAAGGCAATGCTAATGCGTTTGAAGGTGGCATTGTTGATAAGGCCACAACTGGCGTAACTGATCCTAAGTTTGTTACCAAGTATGTGTCTGCTTTGGAGATTGCTGCAGCAGATAAAGATGATGCTCGTCAGAGATTCATTGATGCTTATACTGGTGATCCAAAGTCTATATATACGGCATGGGCTAACTCACCAGACAATCCTCGTTTGTACAACCATCCAAAGGTTAATCAGTTCCTTAATGAGCAAATTGCCGCAAATCCATCTGCACCCGTTTTGCCTTCTGGATTTCAACTTGTTCAAAGTAAATCTGGTAAGTATGGAATTAAAAAGCCAGATGGTACAGTAATGCCAGTAGGCCAATAACATGGCAACTAAAGACGAAATCTTTGCTTTTGCTGCTGAAGAAGCAGAACGCCAGGGTGTTCCTCTTTCTTTGGTACAAGGTGTTGTTCAAGCTGAATCTGGCGGTGCTTTCAACGCTATAGGGCCACAAACAAGATTCAATGATCGTGCCTATGGACCTATGCAGTTGATGGGTGCTACTGCTAAAGATCTAGGTGTTAATCGCATGGATTGGAGAGATAACATCCGTGGTGGTGTTAAATATCTAGGCCAATTAACAGAACGATTCCAAGATCCTACTTTGGTAGCGGCTGCTTATAACGCTGGCCCAGGTAATGTTGAGAAGTATGGTGGTGTTCCTCCATTTAAGGAAACACAAAACTACGTTAAGAAGGTGGTAGGTATGGCTCAAAAAGATGATGAACAATGGTCACCAGTTACTGGTATCACTCAACAGAAAGCACCAACTGATGAATGGACTCCAGTAGCGGGTATTGGTGTTCCTTTGGCTCAGCAACAACCACCTAAATCTGGTGGAAGCCAGTTTATGCAAGATGTTTCAGCAAGCTTTAACCCATTAGATGTATTGCGTGGTAAGACTACTGGTGGACAATTAATATTTGGTGCTGCCGACTTGATGGCTCAAGGAATTAAAGGTGGTTTAAGTAAGCTTGGCTTGTCAGATGAATACCTTGGCATTGATCGCACCAAACAACAACCAGTTGCCGCACCAACTCCATCTGTAAGTGACATTTTAAAAGGCACGTATAAAGTTGCCACAGAGCGTCCAGGATTGCTTGTTGGTGGCATGGCTACTGGCTTGCTTGATCCTACTAATTTATTGTTGCCAGGGGCTATGCAGAAATCTATTGTTTCTGCAACACCTACTGCATTGATGCAAGCGGCTCCTAGAACTGTTGCATTGGCTCAGAATGTTGCTACTGGTGGCACTACTGCCGCATTAACATCTGCTGCAGCGCAACAAGCCAATACTGGAACTATCAATCCTGCTCAAGTTATTAATGAGGCGGCTGTAGGTGGTATTTTGACTGTTCCTACGGCTACTGTTAGTGCATTGACTACGCCTAAAGCGCCAGCTCAATTAACTCAGGCTCAATTGGTTGCTGAACGTGCTATTGCTCAAGGCGCTACTTTGCCACCTACTCAAGTTAATCCATCAATGCTAAACAAATTGCTTGAAGGGTTCTCTGGCAAACAACAAACTGGTCAAGTTGCGTCTATTAAGAATCAAGAATTAGGCAATGTACAAACTCGTAAATTTTTAAATCTTGCACCTGATACGCCAGTTGACTTAAATGCTCTACAAAATTTTAGGGCTGAAAAAGGTTTAGCATATGAAGCTTTAAAAGCTAACCCAACATACTATGCAGATAGACCATTTATTACTGATATAAATAAAAAAACTACTGAATTACAAAAATTAGCTAATACAACCGATGTCACAGCAGAACTCAGAGTTTTAAATGGCTTAAAACAAATGAATTTTGATGGTACTGGCATTGTTGAACAAATGAAGCGCCTAAGATACGATGGCGAATCTAATGTTATGTCTGCTGACCCAGCAAACAGAAGTCTTGGTCAGGCTCAAAAGTTTGCTGCTAAACAACTTGAAGAATTAGCGGCGAGAAATCTTAAAAACTTTGGTCAAAATGATGTTTTTGATAACTTTAAAGAAGCTCAAAAAGCTATTGGTAAAAGTTACACAATTGAAAAATCTTTAAATCTTGTAACTGGTGATGTTTCACTTGCAAAACTTGGACAACGTGCGGCAGCAGGAAAGATTGTTCCAAGCGAATTAGAGACATTAGCAAATGCCGCTGCCGCATATCCAACTGCATTCCAAAATGTAGCTCGAATTGGTAGTGTTCCTGGCATCAGCCCATTAGATGTTGGAGCCGCAGGTGTTGCCGCTGCTTCAGCAAGTAATCCTAGTTTGCTTGCTACTGTATTGGGTAGACCAGCAGTAAGAGCAGGAATCACTAGTCCAGTATTCCAACGCAATATGTTGCCTAGTTCGCAACCACAAGCGCCAGGACTGTTAAACAGAGTAACTTCCAATCCATTGACAAACTATGGATTAGGTCAGTTGCCTGAGTATGGTACTGAGCGTTTCTTGCTTCCTAGATAACATGAAAGACTGGCTGCTTGCAACAATTGCGGCAGTCGGTATGGTTGCCCTTATCGTTTGGTCATTCTCAGTAATTATCTGGGTATGGAGTTAATTAGTTTTTTACTGGCTGTATCTATTGAGTACAGGTGTGTCAAGTGGATGTGGGTTGGGGATGTGTACAACCGAAAAGTCTACTGTATTGAATGGAAGAAGGTAGAAAAGAAA